GTGGTAAGTTTGGCTCAGTTGGACGCCATCCTCCATGATGCGGGTTGCATTGCGGTAGAGAATGACGCCGTTCTCGGTGACGGTGATTTGGTCAACAACGGTTGATTTGGTTAGAGACATGATGTTCCTTTGGTTAAGTGTCTGACTTGGCTAATATGGCCGAGTTAATTAAGCTGTGAGGTAAACGACAGTAAAATCTATACTAGTGTTACTTCCAAAAATTGCTGGCTGATTGGTTACTGTCGCGGATGCCGTGGTGAGTGACACGAAATATGCAATGGCTGTGCCAAGATAGCCGCCAATGTGTATCACATTTACAGCAAGACTGCTAAAGTAGCCAACACATAAATTTCCGGGGCCATTTGCATTACTTTGGTTAAAAGGCAACCCTGAAACTGCCGTTGTTGAGCCTGTACCAAGAGTATTTATTTGTAGCGCGGCTGTAGCCGTCACTAGTCTACCAACTTTGATATATGTGCCAACTTGTGTTGTGTAAGTGGTATTACCACCAAGACTAGGTGTCCAAGTCCCCTCCTCGTAGTCATCCAGCGTGTTGGCGTCTGCTACCGCTACCGCAGTGGCGGGAAACGCAAGCCCACCAGCACCAGCAGTTGCACCACCCACCGCTGCGCCTGTTGTTGCACTCATCGTCCCGGTTACTTCCAGACCGGTGGAGGTGAGGTGAGTTTTAAGGCTTGACGCAATGTATGAATCAATAGTCCCGCTAGTAGGGCCAATCATGTAGTCTGATGCCGCAGAACCATTGAAGCTCAACTTACCAGTCAGCGGTAATCTTAAATCCCCGCTCAAGATAACATTATCCGCACTTATATTTGAACTCGCCGTTACCGTAGTAAACGCACCCGTACTCGCAGTCGTAGCGCCTACAGTGCCGTTCATTGCCGCACCCGTCAGCGTCTTATTGGTCAACGTGTCAGTCGTTGCCTTCCCCACCAAAGTGTCAGTTGCAGCAGGCAGTGTAAGCACTGTAGTGCCAGCCACAGCAGTCGCAGCAACTGTCGTAGTGCCTGAAGTAGAACCAGCAAACTTGACTGTACCCGCAAGAGTCAACGTCTTGCCAGAGCCGACATTGAGTCCCACGCTGGTGCCTGTGCCAGCCGCTGCAAACAGTGCATCAACCAGGTCCAGGTCAGTGTTGACCTTCGTACCCCAGGTGTCGGTGCTGGCTCCAACCTCTGGCTTAGTCAGCAGTAAATTTGTGGTAGTGGTATCTGCCATTTTTAGCTCCTATCAAACAGGTGTCCAAGTTTCAGAATTATCTGCGATTGCAGTCCAAGTCTCTGCTGTATCGCTAATCGCCGTGTACGTTTCTGCAGTGTTGGGGATTGCACCCCAACCAAATCCAAAGATAATGCCCACCGAACCAGTGGCTGCATTTCCGGTAATCTCAATCGCCTTGCTGTGACCAACACTGCCAACACTGCCCGTTGCCCCGTTACCCGTGATGGCCTGGAACGTGATGACCTGAGAGGGCATCGTCTGCACAGCACCCGTTGCCGCATTGCCTGTCAAAGCCTTGCTCACACCAACACCAACAGAATCCACCGCACCAGCAGCCTGGTTGCCGTTAACGTCAACCGCCTTGCTGTGATCAACACTGCCAACCGCCAGGGTTGCCGCATTGCCTGTCACAGCCAGGGCTGCTGATGGCGTTACCGAGTCAACCGCACCTGTTGCCTGGTTGCCTGTTATAGCAACCAAAAATGTCAGCGTTACTGTGCCAACATTTCCAGTGGCAATGGTCCCATCCTCCTGGATGGACCTGTCTGCCAGCAGCGTACCAACATCACCAGTGGCAGCATTGCCGCTGATGACAACATTGCCAATGCCATAAACACCAAGCCCGTAATAGCCTGATCCATATGCAGCCATGCTGCCCCCTTGCTTACGCCAGCCTGATCAGGCCAGTGCTTGCATCATTTGTTGGCATGGTCAACGTAAACGTCCCGGCAGTCACTGTCTGGCTGCCAAAGGTGTGGACGCTGACTGCCTTGTTGCTCTGGGTGCTGTTGTAGATCAGGACCGCATCAAACGCCGTGGACAACGTGACAGTCGTGTAAGTAATGCTGGCGCTGGGCGTGACAAAGGCAGTTGTGCCGCTGGTGCTTGGCGCGGTGCCAAAGGTTACAGTGACGCCTCCTGCCGTGTAGCCAGTACCACTCACCTCGTTGGTGGCGCTGTAGGCGGTGGTGCTTGCGTTGACGGTGGCAGAGGCCAGGTACAGCGCAGCCTTGAAGGTGTCGGCAGCAGTTGAACCTCGGGTTACGCCAGTGCCAAAGTTGTGGTGTCCCACCAGCAGCTCACCCTTGAAGCTGGTACACATTGCCTGAGTGTTTGCCATAGCAGTTCCTTAAATTTGTTGCGTTTCGCCTTGGGCAAAAGTGCCCTTCTTCAGCACCATGTTCACAGAACGATGCACCAACTCACCCTCATGCCAATACTCAACCCATTGAGTTGATTCATTGCTGTTGTCCAAAGACCCCTCGCGCTTGTCTAGCAAGGAGTCATCCATTTCGCCCTTTGTCGTGGTCACAATCATTGGTTACCCCAAGGTTCTTGCGCGAGTCAATAGTCTGCCGCCAGAGGTGGATGCACGGTCATCAGCCACCTGCAAGTCGGTCAAGGCACGTTCGTACAGTCCAGCCCAGACAGGAATTCGGTTGTCGTCCTGCAAGTACGGTGCAGCCTGCAGCAAACTGCCGTACAGGTATGCGTCTGGGCTAGAGTCCAGGATGAAGTTGGTGGCAACAGAGCTGGACAGCTTGCTCAACTTTGCGTAGTAGGTCAGTTCTGTTGCGTAGTTGGTATCAGGCACTGGGGCAAGCCTAAACTGTCCACCAACCACAGTAAAGAATCTTGGCTTGCCACTGGCAAGAAGTCTGGTAGAAGACTCCTGGTCCATTTCGTCAATGGTCAGAAAAGACAATGGAGTAGGCGGGTTGGTGCCTGACAGCTTGAATGTCCGGACTTCAAGGAAGTCGGCAGGCGTTGCCCCAAACTCCACATTGAAGGAGGCATTGGAGCGAACGATCATCTGCCGGGTGCGTAGGACGCGCTCCATCTGAGCCTCGGCGAGACTGATAAAGTCGGCAATTGCCGCTGTCAGGTCAGAACGATTGAGCCAATCAGCAACTGATGCTTTCAGCTCGGTGTAGGTAGAGAGTGCCATTTACGCCTCCTTGTCCTGCAAATCCTTGACCACCCATGTATGCTCGTGCCGAAATTCAAAGGTTCCAATGTGGCCTATCTCTCGGGAGACATCGTGGTCGATGTAGATTTTATACCCAATTTCCTTGGCCTTCAAACAAAAGAAGACATCCTCGCCGACATAGCCGCGCTTGTCATTGCGCCAGGGAGTCTCAAACCAGGGTTCTGACATCTTGCGGAATACGTCTGCTTTAATCAGCATGACGCCCATGCCAATGGTGTCCACCTCCTGCAGACCGTGGTCCTCTAAAGTGGAAAACACCAGCTTGTTGCCAACCTTAGCAGTTGGAGCTGTTGGCATCCTGCGCCTGGCGCAGTTGGTTGCCACAATGTCAACGTCATGCGCCAGCAGCCGCTGAATCATGTCCTGGGGGAAGGTCATGTCAGAGTCAATGAACAGGACATGGGTGCAGCCCTCGCGCATGGCATCCAGCGCCAGCTCTGCCCTCTGATTCTGAATCAGCGTACCCTGCATGATTTTGAGGTCAATGCGATCGTCGGTGTTGCAGGCGTGATAGGCCACCATGTTCACCAGGCAATAGGCGTACTGGGTGTGAACCATGTCCCGCGCAGGGGTGCAAACCGCAATAATCGTCATACTTGTCCTGGCCTTGTTCTGAAGAATCTGTTGTCGGGGTCATTGAGCCAGCGTTTCATGTAGCTTTGATCTGTGATCTTGCCGCTGGCCTGCAATTCGTAATAAATGTTGAGTGGAATGCTTGCCACCTTGTGCCACTCGCCTGTCCAGTTGGCCTTGTTGTCTGTGGCGTTGAACTGGTCCTTGTTCTCCTCCACCACATTTGAAACATCCTGCTGAGTCTCAATTGTCGCCTCGTCAGTCTCGGGGTCGTAGTGCCAAAGTCTGGTGATGCCAGTTGTTTCGTTTCGGTCAAAGAGTCGTGTTTCCATCTTTAAAGATGGGCCAGGTTGCCCTGGCCCACCCCTTTGGTTAGGACGTTGTCAAATCAGCAGCAAGACCGTGAGCATTCTCACTGGTGATCTTGAGGCCATACTCAACAATCAACAGACGCTTTTCAGCGTCACCCGTCTTCGCCAGCTCGATCTGCTGAAAAGGACGCAGGTACGCAACTGATGCGTACTCAGGGTCCAACACCAGCGCATCGCGCTCACGCTGGAACCTGTTTGCCACCACCGTCACATTGCCAAAGTCGCTGACGTAGATGTCAGCAGCACCAACGATAGTGGCGGGTTTAGCGCCACCTTCGATGTTGTAGCGGGTTGCAGCAATACCTGCAAATCCGCTAACGCGCTGCTTGTTCACCGGACCCGTCATCAGGATTTTCGGTGTGCCGCCAGAGGTCCAGGTCTTTTGAATCACATTCTTGAGAATGGTTTCAGTGAAGGCCCGAACATTACCATCGGTACGCAAGCTGTTTGGCAGCGTGGTGTAGGACGGTTCCACGCCGTTGGTCTGTGCATCGGTGTTGGTCTTGATGAAAGCCAAAATCGATCCAGTAGTACGGGCGGCACTGGTGCTACCTGCAGCTGCTACTTGGCTCTGGACCATCACCAATTCCATATCACGCTTCAACTCAGCGCCCTTCTTAGCCAACTGATAGGCTAACTCAGACTTACGTCCAGCCTTGTTGACAATCTCCTCAGTGGCTGACAGCACCACAGTTTTGCGGCTGATCTGGCAGTAGTTCTGCATCCGCACCGTTGCGGTCACAGGGTCATACGTGCCAATATCGTCCCCTTCAAGCTGAGCATTAGTTTGAGCTGCCTGTAGTGAGTCCGTTTGCCATTCATATAACGTGTTTTGTACGCTGTCTTTTCCAATATTACTTTGGAACGGTGTCTCCTCTGGTGAGATGTTGTAGATGATATTTGCAAGATTTTCACGAATGCCTTTGGCAGCGAATGTCGTGAAAGTATTAGTTACGATAGCCATTTTGATTACCTCAATAAGTGTTCAATTGCGGAGGCCGCATCGTTGACGCGACCAGTTTTAGCAAGTCTTTGTTGCGACCGTCTTGAATCCGTTGTGTTGTCCATTCTCCCCGCTGCACCTGGCTTGGCGGGTTTAGGCCCATTGTTAACCGCTGGCCTGATGTTGCCCCTCTTGGTCATCATCTGGTCGTACAGCGCAGCCTTACGCAGCGCAACGACAGCTCGGTGGTCAAAAATATTCTTCAGCTCATCAGAGGAAAAGCCTAGCTTCTGCCCCCACTCAATCAGCAACGTCTTTTCAGCCTTCGCCTTGTCTGGATTGCTCCACTCAGGGATGGCTTTGAGCATGGCATCTTGTTGTTGTGCAAGGTGTGCCTGCATAGACTGATATTGCTCTTGCGCCTGGATGTGAGAGAGTCGCTGCTGTTCAGACTGAATAGCTGCGTTTACTTTCTCGGCATCTCTTGCAAGTTCCTTTTGCCGCACCCATTCGATTGGGTCTTCGTTGTAAAGACGATCCAAGTCGATCTGTGGTGCAGCGTTTTGCTGAAGTTGCGCCTGGAGTGAACCCAGCAACTGGGAATACTGTTGGCGCTCCGTCCGCACAAGTTCAGCCTCTGCCTGGAACGCTCTTCGTTCCTCGGACACTTGCTGAGTCTTGCGGGTGTAGTCTGCCTCCCGGCTGTAGCCCTTTTGGAGTTCTTCAAGCGTGACCTCAACATTCTTGCCGTCAACTTTGACGGTGAACGAAGGTGGCTTGTCCTCCTCCTCCTCGGCCTCAACCTCATCAGACTGTTCCCCATCGGAGTCTTGCAATTCCTCCTCTGGAGCCGCTGAGTCAACTTGCGTTAACTCATCCTGCATCTCAACGTCCTGCTGGTCCCCATCTTCCGATGGCAACATCGCGCTGATAGCACTTGCCGCATTGGCAACATTTAAATTATCCATGTCAGACCCCTTTCAATTTTCCGGAACGCTCAATTTTCTTGCGCTCAATCCAGCCGTTATCCACCATCTTCTTCAGCTCTGTTCGCAGGTTGTCAATGACTTGAATCATCAACCACGCCTGTTCACGCTTTGCAGTCTCATCGGGAAGGCTTGTCTTCCACTTGAAAATCTGCATATCCTGCAACTGCTGCAAAGCATTGGTGAAAACCTCGTCTTGGAGCAGTAGCTCTGACTTGTTTCCTTTTCGGATAACGTCCTCTTCGGTCATTGAAATGGTCCTCGTTGTTGTTGCATCTGTTGTTTAATCATTTCACGGTCAACATTCTGCGCTGCCGTGATTTCTGCCGTGTTAATCTGGGTGTTGTACTTCAGCTCCAGCTCGTACTTCTTCAGAGCCATCTCCTGATACATCTTGTCCCGTGCAAAGTCATCGTCCATCATCATCTTCTGGCGGCTTAACTCAAGCTCTGCTGCCTTCTTCTGGATGTCGGCCTGGATGCTCTGTGCCTGCACTTGCGCCAGCACCTCCTCTGGGGTTGGCTTGGGTGCTGGTGGCTGTGGCGGCTGGTAGTCGGCGGGTATCTGGTTGAAGAATTGGCTGGGGTCGCGGAAACCGCTTAACTCCACGATCTTCCGCAAAGTGCTGCTGAACTGGGCTGGTGTCACCAAGGGATTCACTGGACCCAGTTGTGTAATGGCCTCCTGTTGCTTGGCTGCAATCTGCATCAGTGCCGCAATGCGCTCATTGGTGTCGCCATTGCCCAGGCCAATGTTGATGGAGCAGTCCATCGCAGCGTCCCAGGCTCGGGGGTCAATCTGCACAAACTCATTCCGCAAACGCACCATGCGAGCCTTGTCCTGGTGGGTGGTCACCAGGAACAGGATGCTCTTAAACAGCTTCTTCATGCCCTCTGCCATGAGCCTGCTGATCAACTCAATGCGGCCCTGGCTGGCTGAGATAGTCGCTGCCACCGCCGCCTTGGTGCTGGACTGCAGGGCATCAGCATTCAGACCCATTGCCGCCTTGCTCATGCCAGTACGGTCCTCGCGTATCTGGTCAATGTAGTCCAGCATCGGGAATGCGGCCTGTCCCACAAATGGTGTAGAGAACGGCTGCACCATGCCGGGCGCCCTCATCCTGATGATGGCGCCTGTCTCGTTGTTCAATACATCGTCAATGTTGACCTGGCCCTCAACGATTGCAGTGCGTGGGTGGATGCTCTGCGCCAGGCTGTCTAGCGTGTTCCTGAGAATCTCGCTCTTGATCTCCTGCAGGTCGTGGGTGATGTCAAAGATTGACATGGCCTCAAGTGGGCTTGTGTGAGGCTCGGGGTCGCAGGGAAAGTCAATAAAGGGAATGTAGGACGCTGGCAGGTTCCTCAGAATCTTGTAGCCGCTGCCAATGCAGCAGACTTTCCGCAACTCAGGAATACCGTCCTTGTCGTAGTCAATCCGCAAGTAAGCCTCAACGTACAGCACTCGCTCCATCATCGGGTTAGCGCTCTCCACAGACACACCAAAAGAACTCATGGGCTGACGCGCCAGGAACTCCTCGTTGGTGTCCAGGTCGCTGCTGGTGATGTTCTCCCGCACCTCGTCCTCGTCGTAGCCCAACTCAATCAGTTGCGCCACAGTCGCCATCTGGCGGTGGGCAATGATGGCGCTGTCATCAAATGACCTGGCCCTACGGTCCAGCAGCAATTCCTCGGGCGGCACCGACATAATTCGCACCCGCCCACCCTTGATCTTCCGCTTGATCTGGACATCGTGCAGCTGACCCATCATCTCATCTGGGTAGGTGTTCATCACCATCACATCCTGCTCCTGCATCAGAATCTGCAGCGTCTGGTCATCCAGGCCAGAGTATTCCTCAATGCGAACAGTCTCATCCTCCTCCCACCAGCACTTCATAATCCCGCACTTCCGCACCAGTGAATCCTTAAAGGTGGCGTAGGTGGTCAGGAAACCGTTGTTGTCGCTGTTAAAAATGAAGTTGCAGTAATCAGTGGCCTGCTGTGCATTGGCAACGTCCTCTGGACCCGTAGGCACAAACTCGACCGTGTTCTCGCTGCTGAAGAATATCTTCATCAGGCTGGGCATCATTGCGCTAACGGTATCTCGCACCTCCATCGCCACCACCTGGCTGCGCCCATCTTCCTCGCTGCCAAACAGGTCGCCCCTGTAGTACTCGGTACCCTTGGCACGGATGGGACTCAGGTCGGTGTCAATGTAGCTGATGGCATCTGTCAACTCAATGCTGATGATGCCCTGCAACTCATCAAGGTCCATGACCTCAACAGCCTGGGTGTCGGTGTTCAAAGTTTCCATGCTCATTCCTTAATACCCCAAAAGTACAAATCTCTTGGGGATTGATTTTCGCTAAACTCAAATTGAACCATTTTTTTGACCATTGGCATAAAGTGCCAACTTTCAAGGTTCCGA